TTCTGATATTACAAATGGCAAATACAATCTATTAAAATGGGATAAACAAGAAAGAAAATATTATCCTATTGAAATTAATTTATACGAGAAAGGAGAAATAGATGGTAATTAATTTTGAAGAAGACCAACAGAAGGTAATTAAAAAAACTGGCAATGTGCAATCTCTTGCAGATCAAGTTGAAAGATTAGAGTTATGTGATGATCGTATTGCAGATATAGAAAACGATTTAAAGATGATGAAAAAGAAAAGAGATCATATATCAGGTGAGGTAATACCAACCATGATGGCAGAAATGGGTTTATCTCATTTAAAACTTATGGATGGGTCCTCAGTTGATGTAAAGCCGAACTATAGCGCAACGATTACGCAAGCGAATAAAGAGTCGGCTTTTAAATGGCTTCGTGAAAATGGACTAGGAGATATAATCAAAAACGAGATATCCGTATCTTTTGGTCGCAACGAAGAAAACAAGGCAGCTGATTATGCTGCTCTTGCAGAGGGACGTGGGTTTCAACCAACACAAAAGATGAAGGTCGAACCCATGACTCTCAAAGCGTTAGTCCGTGAACGTTTAGAGGCAGGTAAATCCATGCCAACGGAAATTTTCAACGTGTTCGTTGGAAATAAGACAACAATAAAAAGGAACAAATAAACATGAACCAAGTAACAGAAAAAAAAGAAGGAGCATTAGCAGTCAATTTGTTTGAAGCTGATGCAAATCAAGGTGCTCAAAATATATCGCAAGAAGATCTTGCGTTACCTTTCCTAAAAATTTTGGGACAACTATCTCCTGAAGTTAATAAAAGAGATGGTAAATATGTAGAAGGCGCAGAACCTGGCAAGATAATAAACACAGTTACAAATCAATTGTTTGATAAAATAAGTGTTATACCTTGTCATTACAAAAGACAATACGTAGAATGGCAAGACAGAGGTACTAGCAGTGGTGCACCTGTTGCAATTCACGAGGCAGACAGTGATATTGTAAGTCAGACAACTAGAGGTAAGGACTATAAAGATAGATTGCCAAACGGCAACTATCTTGAAAATACCGCTAGTCATTTTGTATTAATTGATGGTAACAATCCACAAACAGCTTTGATTTCTATGAAGTCTACTCAATTAAAAATAAGTAGAAAATGGAATTCATTGATGATGGGTTTAAAAATGCAGGGTAAAAATGGTTTGTTTACTCCGCCAACTTACAGCCACATTTATAATCTATCTACTGTTCAAATGTCTAACGACAAAGGAACATGGTTTGGATGGGAAGTTGAAAAGATGGGTCCTGTTGAAAACAAAGCAATGTACGACATGGCTAAATCTTTTGCACAAAGTGTGGGTAAAGGCGAAGTGCAAGCTAAACACGGATCTGAAGAAACAAAATCAGAAACTATCTACTAAATTCCTAGGAGTCGGGCGGGAAAGCTAGCGTGGACCTGCCCGTCATAAAATATGCAGAAGTTTATAGATATATTTACGGGATTGGAACGTGCTCATGGTTGTACTAAAGTTACTGAAACTGCAGAAAACGGTGTAAAAGTAAAAGGACAATCTTTTATTGTACGTCAACCCGTAACTGAAAATTTGTGGAAAAAACATTTAGAAGGAACACAAAGTTTAGGAATTATTCCTATTAACGATGACAATAAATGCAAGTGGGGTTGTGTAGACATAGATTCCTATGCAGGTTTTGACCATGCAAAATTAATAACAAAAATAAAAGAAGCAAATCTACCTTTGGTTGTTTGTAGATCAAAGAGTGGTGGAGCACACGTCTTTCTGTTTACAACAGAACCTGTATCAGCAGAAAGAATGAGAGATAAACTTACAGAAATAAAAACAGTTTTAGGATACGGTGGATCAGAAGTTTTTCCAAAACAAATTAGATTAAAGTCGCAAGACGATACAGGAAATTTTTTAAATTTACCATACTTTTCTAATCAGAATACAACAAGATATGCCTTTAATGATTTGGGTGAAGCTGTTAGTCTAGATGGTTTTTATGAATTGTATGAAAAAAATAAACAAACACAAAATCAATTAACAAAATTAAAAGTTGTAAGACCACCATCAGAATATTCAGATGCACCACCGTGTATAGAATTAATGGCAATAAATAAAATACCAGAAGGTGGACGCAACAATGCAATGTTTCATTATGGTGTTTATGCTAAAAAGAAATGGCCATCAGAATGGAAGAGTAGAGTTACGATGTTCAATATAAATGCATCAGCAGATCCATTAAGTGAATCAGAAATAGATATTATAAAAAGACAACACGATAAAAAAGATTGGGGATACAAATGTAATGATGCACCCATGTGTAATTTATGTGATAAAAAATTATGTAAAAGTCGTAAGTATGGTATTGGAGAAGAAATAACGTTTCCTTTGTTATCTGACTTACAAAAAATAAAATTAGAAAAACCATATTATTATTTAAACGTAGATGGTGAAAGATTGTTTTTAGAGAATGTAAAATATTTAAAACAACAAAGTTTATTTCAAGAAGCATGTATGGAACAGTTAGATTTTAAACCACCAACAGTTAAACCAAAAGATTGGGATATGATAATAAACCCATTAATGAAGAATCACGAACCTGTAGAGCCACCAGAAGGTGTAACAACACAGGATCAATTAAGAAATCATTTAGAAGAGTTTTGTTTAAACAGACACATAGGTTCTGATATAAATGATCTTAAAAAAGGTGGTGTGTGGACTAACGAAGGACATCATCACTTTGTATACAATAGATTTTTTAATCAATTTTTAATTAGACAACGTTGGGATATAAACTATCAACGAACGGCGCAAATGTTAAAAGAAACATGTAGTTGTGAGGATAAAAGAGTTGGTAAAGAAAGAATATCTGTATTTTCAGTAAAACAATTTGACAAAAGAAAAGAAGATTACACACAAAAAGAATTAAAACCAAAGGATATATTTTGAAAACTATTGTATTGGGACCACCAGGCACAGGTAAGACCACAACTTTATTAAACAAAGTTAATAATTATTTAAAAGAAACAGATCCTGACAAGATAGGTTATTTTGCATTTACACAGAAAGCTGCGCACGAAGCAAGAGATAGAGCCATGAAAAAATTTAATTATACTGAAGATGACCTTCCTTATTTTAGAACGCTACATTCATTAGCGTTTCAAAAATTAGGATTAAAAAAAGATCAAGTTATGCAACCAAGACATTACAAAGACTTAGGTGAAAAATTAGGTTTTCCTGTAGCTTATGCAGAACACCAAGAAGATCATGGTATATTTACATCTGATAGTGAGTATCTACAGATAATACAATTAGCACAACTTAGAAATATAACACCAGAACAACAGTATGACAGAAGAGAACACACGCAAGATTTAGAAAGAGATAAACTTAGAATTATATACAATGAATTACAAAGATACAAAAAAGAATACGCGTTAATAGATTTTAATGACATGATATTAAATTTTATAAAGTCAGATGCATCACCAAATTTTGATGTTGTGTTTGTAGATGAAGCACAAGATTTATCATTAATGCAATGGGATATGACAAAATCTATTTGGAATAAAACAGAAGATACATTTATTGCAGGTGATGATGACCAAGCTATATTTAAATGGGCCGGTGCTGATGTAGATTCTTTTATTGCATTACAAAATCAAATGATAAATTTACCATTAACACAATCGTTTAGAATACCAGCTAAAGTGCATGGATTAGCAATGGGTATAATAAATAGAATTAGAAATAGAATAGATAAAACCTGGCAACCAAAAACAAACGAGGGTAGTTTACACAGACATTTTGAGGTTGATGGTATTGATATGTCATCTGGTGAGTGGTTGGTGTTAGCAAGAACAAGACACATGTTAAGAGATGTAGAAGATTCTTTGTATAGAAAAGGTTTTTATTATCAAAATAGATACAAAAGAAATTATGAAAAAGATTTACAAGAAGCAGCTACTGACTGGGAATATTTAAGAAAAGGACAACCATTAAGTTTTAAACAAATAGAAAAAATATCTAAATACATGACCACCAAAAATTTTGATAAGAAAAAAATAAAAGGCATGGCAAAAGAAAGTTTGTATGACATTGAAATGTTAAAACAAAATTATGGATTGAATGTAAATAGTGAATGGTATAAAGTTTTTGATGATGCAGGAGAAATGAGAATAAATTATTTAAGAAAGATGAGAGCAAATGGTGAGCAACTAAATAAACCACCAAGAATACAGTTGTCTACTATTCATGCAGCAAAAGGAGGAGAATCACAAAATGTAGTTTTGTTAACTGATCTAACTCAAACAACTATGAATACTTATGAAAGAAATCCAGATGACGAGAATCGTTTGTTTTATGTAGGAGCAACACGAACAAAAGAAAACCTGCATATCGTTGAACCTAAAAGACAAGATAAAGGATACATAATATGAGTGATATATATAAAAAGCAGGTAGGTGGTGATCACTACCGAAGCATGGTCATACAACCGTCAGAGTTTATAAACAAAAACAACTTGCCGTTTGCAGAAGGAAACGCTATAAAATATTTGTGCAGACACAAGCAGAAAAATCAGAAAGAAGATTTACTAAAAGCTAAACATTATATTGATATGGCTATTGACAGAGACTATCCAGAAAAACCAAAAGAAAAAAAGAAACCAAATTCTTGGGGAATGACAGATGCAGATACCTCTATTTAAACCACAAACAGAGTGGATACCACCACAAAATTTTCCTGATTTATCTAAGCATGATGAAATTGCAATTGATTTAGAAACAAAAGATCCTGACTTAACAAAGATGGGATCAGGTTCTGTTATAGGTAATGGCGGTGTTGTAGGTATTGCTGTTGCTGTAGAAGGCTGGTCAGGTTATTATCCTATTGCACACGAAGGCGGTGGTAACATGGATAAATCTATGGTTATTAAATGGTTTCAAGCTGTATTAAAACTACCTGCTACAAAAATATTTCACAACGCCATGTATGACGTTTGTTGGATACGAACTCTTGGTTTAAGTATTAGCGGTAAAATTGTTGACACGATGATTGCATCTGCCTTAGTTGATGAAAATCAAATGCGCTATGACTTAAATAACTGTTCTAAAAGATATACCGGTAAAGGTAAAGATGAATCTGCACTATATAATGCAGCGAAAGAATGGGGTATAGATCCTAAAGCAGAAATGTATAAATTACCAGCAATTTATGTTGGTCAGTACGCAGAAAAAGATGCAGAAATAACACTTGACCTATGGAAAGAATTAAAAAAAGAAATAGATCATCAAGATATAAATTCTATTTTTAATTTAGAGACTGAACTTTTTCCTTGCCTAGTTGATATGCGTTTTTTAGGAGTACGTGTAGACGTTGAAGGCGCTCACAAATTAAAGCAACAATTAATAACAGAAGAAAAAGCGTGCCTGCAAACAGTAAAAAAAGAAACGCAAGTAGACGTTCAAATATGGGCAGCGAGATCCATTGAGCAAGTCTTTCAAAAACTTTCCCTACCATATGACCGAACTGAAAAAACAAATTCTCCATCTTTTACAAAAAACTTTTTACAGAATCACCCCCACCCACTTGTGAAACAAATTGCCCAGGCTCGTGAGATAAACAAAGCCCATACCACATTTATTGATACCATAATAAAACA